GCGCCCGTGGTGCCGGTGTCGCGGCCAGGCGATGTGTGGCAGATCGGCGCGCACCGCCTGATCTGCGGCGACTCGACCGACCCGGCCGTGATCGCGGCGCTGATGGACGGCGCAAAGGCCAACCTGTGCTTCACCAGCCCACCCTACGGCAACCAGCGCGACTACACCAGCGGCGGCATCACCGATTGGGACGGCCTGATGCAGGGTGTGTTTGCCCGGCTGCCCATGGCCGACGAAGGCCAGGTGCTGGTCAACCTCGGGCTGATTCACCGCAGCAACGAGGTCATTGCGTACTGGGATGGCTGGCTGGCTTGGATGCGCACGCAAGGCTGGCGGCGCTTTGCCTGGTACGTATGGGATCAAGGGACGGGCTTGCCCGGTGACTGGTCTGGCCGACTGGCACCGAGCTTCGAGTTCGTGTTTCACTTCAACCGGCAGTCCCGGCGGGCCAACAAGATCGTGCCCTGCAAATCCGCAGGCATAAAAAAACATCTGAGTGAGGACGGGAAGGGCGAAGCCTTTCGCGCCAAAGATGGCACCATAAAAAACTGGGCGCACGCAGGGCAGCCAGTACAGGACACCCGCATTCCCGACTCGGTGATACGCGTGATGCGCCAAAAAGGCAAGATCGGGCAAGACATCGACCATCCGGCCGTGTTCCCAGTGGCGCTGCCCGAGCACATCTTGCTGGCGTACACGGACGCGGGCGAGCTGGTGTTCGAACCCTTTTGCGGCAGCGGCACCACGATGCTGGCCGCCGAGCGCACCGGACGGCTGTGTCGCAGCGTGGAGATCGCACCCGAGTATGTGGACGTGGCGATTCTTCGCTTTCAGCAGAACCATCCCAGCGCGCCCGTCACCCTGCTGGCCACCGGCCAGCCCTTTGACGAGGTGCGCGATGAACGACTGGCCAACGAGGAGGCCGCACAATGAGCGCATCTTGGTTTGCCGACAAGATCGAGCAGTGGCCGACCGCCAAATTGCTGCCCTACATCCGCAATGCGCGCACCCACTCCGAGGCGCAAATCGCCCAGATCGCGGCCAGCATCGCGGAGTTCGGTTTCACCAATCCGATTCTGGCTGGCAGCGACGGCATCATCGTGGCTGGGCACGGCCGCTTGGCCGCTGCGCAGAAACTCGGGCTGGACGTGGTGCCAGTGGTCGTGCTCGATCACCTCACCCAGACCCAGCGCCGGGCACTGGTGATCGCCGACAACCGCATCGCCGAGAACGCGGGCTGGGACGACGCGATGCTGCGCATCGAACTCGCGGCGCTGGCCGAGGATGACTTCGATGTGGCCCTGACCGGCTTCGATGACGAGGCGCTGGCCGATCTGATGGCGGGCGAGGAGCCCGACAACGAAGGCCAGAGCGACGAGGATGCGGCACCCGAGGTGCCGGTCAAGCCAGCGTCCAAGAGCGGCGACGTCTGGATCATGGGCCAGCACCGGCTGCTGTGCGGCGACTCCACCGATGCCGCCAGCTACGTGCTGCTGCTCGAAGGCCAGCCAGTGGACATGGTGTTTACCGACCCGCCCTACAACGTGAACTACGCCAACAGCGCCAAGGACAAGATGCGCGGCAAGGAGCGCGCCATCCTCAACGACAACCTCGGCGAGGGCTTCTACGACTTCCTGCTGGCCGCGCTCGCGCCCACCGTGGCGCACTGCAAGGGCGGCATTTACGTGGCCATGTCGTCGAGCGAACTCGACGTGCTGCAAGCCGCCTTTCGCGCCGCTGGTGGCAAGTGGTCAACCTTCGTCATCTGGGCCAAGAACACCTTCACGATGGGGCGCTCGGACTACCAGCGCCAGTACGAGCCGATCCTATACGGCTGGCGCGAGGGCGCCAAGCGCCACTGGTGCGGCGACCGCGACCAGGGCGATGTGTGGCAGATCAAGAAGCCGTACAAGAACGACCTGCACCCGACCATGAAGCCGGTGGAATTGGTCGAGCGCGCGATCCGCAATTCGAGCCGCCCGGGCGATGTGGTGCTCGACCCCTTCGGCGGCTCGGGCACGACCCTGATCGCGGCCGAGAAGACTGGTCGCAGCGCGCGGCTGATCGAGCTCGACCCGAAGTACGTGGATGTGATCGTGCGCCGTTGGCAGGACTGGACTGGCCAGCAGGCCACCCGGGAGTCGGATGGCGCGCTGTTCGATGATCAGGCCGCCAGCGAGTCCTCAACGATCTCGGCGTAAATCACGAAGCCCGTCAGGTAGGGCAGACCGCGCGGGATGCCGTATTGCTTGCTGGTCAGGCGGCCAATTGTCCAGCCCATCCATTGCTGGGTGGCGGCGTTGATGGCGTCTGCCAGGGGCTGGCCCGCGTGATGCTGGTTGAGGACATCGTCCGCAAAGTGGCGACCGTGGCGGCTGTCGAGGAAGATCTGGACTGATTCGAGGGGCTGGCTGGTGGCGTTCGAGATGGCGGTCATCGCCAGGGGCCAAGCGGCATCGGCTTGCTCGCTCATGCCGTTGTAAAAGCCCCAGGATTCGTTCTGGCTGGCGGGGATTTGGGTGGTGTTCATCTCTGGCTCCTGCTTGGCTTGGTGGTTTGTCGTTTGCGACAACTCCATTAACACGCTGTTCGGGAGTAAAGCCAAGCGTTTTCTGCTTGGCTTTGCTTTATTTTTTGTGCAACAAAGCCACGCTTTATTAGGTGCTCAGGCAATGCGATAAACCCGTTCGCCGCCCTGGGGTTTGTCCGAAACGATGGCCAGCCCGAGCTTCTTTTTGAAGGTATTGGCAAAGGTGCCGCGCACCGTGTGCGCCTGCCAGCCGGTGGATGCGCAAATCTGCTGCACCGTGGCGCCCTCGAGCCTTTGCAGCATCTGAATCACGCTGGCCTGCTTGCTGTGCTCGCGACCACGCTTGGGTGCGGCATCGGGCTGGCTTGGCTGCCAATTGGCCTCTGCTGCGGCCACGGCGGCCTCGATCTCTGGGTCTGTGGCCGGGGGCGGGGCGGGGCTGCCCATTGCGCCTATGGGCGGGAGCACATCCTCTGGCTGGGCCTGGCCCTGGATGATGGCAAGGGCGGCGCGCGTGATGCGCCATTGGCCATCGGCCTGCTCGATCAAGCCGCGCCTCTCAAGACTGGCAATCATCTTCAATTTGGCCCCGCCTTTGAGAGTCAGCAGCGGCTCGACCAAGCCAGCGGCATCGCCATGCGCGCGGGTGATGAGATCGAGTTGGCGTTCGGTGATGGGTGTGGTTTGTGCGGACATGGGTGCGCTCCTGGTGGTGGTGGTCGTCGTCGTTAAGGGTCAGGCGCTGGGCTGGCTGCTTGCAAGGCCTGCTGCATGGGCAGCGGCGCTGTGGCTTGCGGCCATTCCCGCTTGGTAGGCGGCCAGCAGGGCGCTCTTGACGGCCCAGACGCTGACGTCATGAAAGTCCAGCCTGTCGCTGTGGCGCGTGGCCAAGGTCTCGATAAAGAGGTGATCCAGTGCAATGCGTTCGAGCAAGGGTTCGATCTGCTGAACGGCATTGTGGGCGGGGATTTGGGTGGTGTTCATCTCTGGCTCCTGCTTGGCTTGGCGGTTTGTCGTTTGCGACAACTCCATTAACACGCTGTGCGAGGGCAAAGCCAAGCGTTTTTTGCTGGGCTTGGCTTTATTTTGCACCGGAGTGGCTTATGTTCGACACCGCTGAAGCGGCCGCAGCGCGCATCGTGGAGCAGGCCTGGAAACAAGGCCTGGCACCCGATCCCGTCCTCACCGTGGACGAATGGGCCAGCCGGCACCGGGTGCTCTCATCGGTGTCATCGGCCGAGCCGGGGCGCTGGTCAACGGGCCGCACGCCCTACCTCAAGGCCGTGATGGATGCGCTGTCGGCTACCACGCGAGCGCAGCGCGTGGTGCTCATGGCGGGCGCGCAAATCGGCAAGACCGAGGCGGGCTTGAACTGGCTGGGCTACGTGATCCACCACAGCCCTGGCCCGATGCTGCTGGTGCAGCCCACGGTGGAGGGCGCCAAGCGCGTCTCCAAGCAGCGCATCGATGCGCTGATCGAATCCAGCCCCGAACTGGCCAGCCGGGTCAAAGACCCGCGCGCGCGCGATTCGGGCAACACCCAGCTGATGAAGGAGTTCCCGGGCGGCGTGCTGGTTATGACCGGGGCCAACTCGGCGGTGGGCCTGCGCTCAATGCCGGTGCGCTACCTGTTTCTCGACGAGGTGGACGGCTACCCGGGCGACGCCGACGGCGAAGGCGATCCGGTGGCCTTGGCCGTGCAGCGCGCCGCCACCTTCCTCAACCGCAAAATCTACCTGTGCTCGACACCCACGATCAAAGGCCACTCGCGCATCGAGAAGGCTTACCTGGAGTCGAACCAACAGGTGCACGAAGTGCCCTGCGATTACTGCGGGGCGTACAGCCCCATGTACTGGCGCAACATCCGCTGGGAGCACAACAAGATGGCGCAAGCCGCCTGGCACTGTCCGCATTGCGAGGGTGCGCACCCCGAGTACCGCAAACCGGCGCTGCTGGCCAAGGGCCGCTGGACGGCCACGGCCGAGGGCGATGGCAACACGCTGGGCTTTCACCTCTCCAGCCTCTACAGCCCCTGGCTGAGCTGGGGCGAGATCGCCCTAGAGCACCACGCCGCCAAGGAAGATCCGGTGCGCCTAAAGGTCTGGGTCAACACCAAGCTGGCCGAGTCTTGGGAGGAGCGCGAGAGCGAGACCTTAGACGCCGAGGGCCTGATGACACGCCGTAAAGCCTACGGGCCAGCCATACCGGCCGAGGTGGCGCTGCTCACCTGCGGCATCGACGTGCAAGATGACCGGCTGGAGTTGGAGGTGGTCGGCTGGGGCCGCGACGAGGAGTCTTGGTCGATTGATTACAAGGTGCTCTGGGGCGACCCATCGGCACCGGACACTTGGGTGCAACTCGACGCCTATCTGGGCAGCCGCTTCGAGCACGAGACGCTGGCCAATGGCCTGACCATCGAGGCCGCGTGCCTGGACACTGGCGGGCACCACACGCTGGCGGCCTACGCCTTTTGCAAGGGCCGCGAGCGCAGGCGCATCTGGGCGATCAAGGGCGCTGGCGGGTCTGGTGCGGGCAAGCGCCCGATCTGGCCCAAGCGCCCGAGCAAGGCCAACAAGGGCCGGGTCAACTTGTTCACGGTGGGCGTGGATGCGGCCAAAGAGGCGATCTACGCCCGGCTCAAGAAGGAGACCGGTGCCGGGGCGATGCACTTTCCGCTGGATCGTGATGCGCAGTATTTCGAGCAGCTCACCGCCGAGCGCGTGCGCACCCGGTACGTGAAGGGCTTTGCGCTGCGCTACTGGTGCAAGCCCGATGGGCGGCGCAATGAGGCGCTGGACTGCCGGGTGTACGCCTACGCCGCGCTGCACGGCTTGCTGTCGATGGGGCTCAATCTGAACAAGCGGGCGCAGGCGCTGCCGCCCATGCCCGTCAATCGCCAGCCCAGCGCTGGCAACAACGCGCCCGTGACCGCGCCCATGACGCCCAGCCCAAGGCGGCGGCGCATGGCGATCCCGTCGAACTATATGTGATACCGCGCCAGCCTCGCTCTGGCCAGGAGTTCTGCCCATGACACTCGAACAACTCAAGGCCCAGCGTGAGGCGCTGCAGGCTGCGCGCTTCAACGGCGTGCTCACCGTGCGCGCGGGCGACAAGTTGGTTACCTACAAGTCCGACGCCGATCTGCGCGCACGGTGAGCAC